GTGAACGTCCGTGCTAAAAAAACGCCCTGTGAGCGTGATCCTTTGCGTGAGTTGCAAGTGCTGCAACATGAGACAAGGTTATCGTAGGCAAGTGGATCGCCCCCGTCTTTGATCGGGATCACATGATCGACTGTGGTTGCAGGTTGCATGCAATAGAAGCATGTCCACTGATCACGAGCTAATACCTCTAAGCGTCTGGCTCTATAAGCTCTACTATCTCTAGGGTCTTTCATTGCCAGCCTTTAGTCTTCAGATGTAGTAATGCATTGCAATAGTTAGGCTCATCATACTGAGTAACCCCATACCTATGCGTTACATAATACCAATACATCCAGAACTGCTTGATAGGTGTTGATTTCTTTAAGCTCTCAGACTTCATCTGATATAGCCCATAAGCCTGCTTAGTACCGGACTTATTACCTATCGCCTTGTAGTCCCACCTGGACTCTAGATGTACTATCTCGTTATGGCACGCATACTGCTTATCTGTTAGCTGATAGTTAGCCAATTCTTTTAGCTTCTGATAACTAAGGTTAGTCGCCTCTGCATCTAGGGGCATTGCCATAGATAGAGATATCCCAATAGCGATGGCTACCCCGCAGGCTTGCCGTGAACGGCCTGCGGTGAGCCCTTGATGGGCTCTAGCCCTGAGAGTACCAGCCATGTCAAGCATGTGTATAAAGTGGGCGTGTCTTAAGCGTGAAGTGATGTTTTTGCACTTACTTATCCACAGGTGTGCATAACTCATCGATTATCCGTACTGTAGAACCCTGTCCCTTTAAATGCTATGCCTACACTCGAATACACCTTGCTCATCGAGCTGTGACAGAACGGGCATTCCAAATCATGAGGCTCATGGATTGACATCCACTTCTCAATTCTTGCATTGGACTCGCAGTGTTCGTTATCGCACTCGAACTCATAGGTTGGCATCTGGATCACTCTGACACATTCTGCATATCTGAGTAAACGCCCATGCGCCACACATATTGCATCTCATAGGCTCTAGTTTATCAACATCATTGGCATAATCCCCGTAACCTGCGAGTAGCAATAGATTGACCAGATCACCTAAGCGCATGAATGCAAGGTACTCACTAGGAGCCTTCTCCCCTTGACCATTTAAGCGGCTTACTACGATTGGCAAGTCACCAGTTTTACTTGCCCGTTTAGTGACCTGATCAATCCACGCCTTAGGCTGGAACGCCGATCTAGCTTTAACTTCCATGTCGAACGGGACATGTGTTATATCTTTTCCAGCCCCTCTACCGATGTCTGCATGTGGCCACCAAGTCGAAAGGTACTTGGCTACAACTCTCTCGGTAGAGAATCCCCGATATTTACGGCTTTGTGAGGCCATTGACCGCGTGGCACTTAGCGCATGACCAGCTCTTATTAGCCAAATTAACCTTTATATCTTTGTAGGGAATTGCATCATTGCATAGGCAGCATCGAGTTGTAAAGGTAAACTCTTCTAAGATTGCTATAACTTCTTTAGATCGATGGATCTCATCTTCTGTAGGGAATTGCTCCCATTCACCGTCTTGATTCATAAACTGTAAACGTCCCATTACAATCCCTCACTTTCGTAAAGATCATCTCGCCATGCGTGTATTTCTGCATATTTTGCATCTCTTAGTGCTTTCAATCTATTAATCTCTGGATTGAATTCTTTGGAAACTTCTTTAAGAGCAGATTGATACATCTTATCAATTTCTACACGACGCAAATAATGCAGTCGAACAGGATCATCCATCTTTCTTAACTCTCTTTTAGAAATCATTACACTCTCGCTCTCTGTGGTTGCCATGATCCATCTTTAGCAATCTCGTACCAGATTGGATCCTTGCATTGATCTATTCTGCTTGATGTGCACTTAAAGTGTCCCCATGGCTTATTGCCTGTCTTGCTAGTCCCTGTTTTCCACATCATCTCACCATGGACGCATTTCGGAATGTCCTTCTCCGTCTGGCCGCCAATGATCTCTTTCACCATCGATACAGCTTCCCCCATTGTGGGCGGCATAGTCGCAGGCTTGATAGTCCATGGATCTTCTTCCTTTACTACTGGGATATAAGTGCCGGAAGTGTCGGCCATCTTTGCTTTGACTTCATCGATAAGTGCCTTTGCTTCTGTCATCTTTGCAACTTTTGCCATTTCTTCTCGGCTTGGTCTCTTTCCCTTTGGTGCATAACCTGCCGCCGAAAGTGCGCGACCCAAAGCCGAAGTTTCCGCATTTTCAAGAGCTGAAGTAGCATTGACTCCACGACCCGAAACCGTCTCTTCTGCGAGCCCAGAAGCCCAAGGGTGTTGATCAACTTCAGTTCGATAAATATAAGCCTGAACAATAAAGCGTGTAGCACTCGCCTCAATAAGTTTTGTATCAATGCGTCCATCTGGATGATCCTTCCAATACTTAGCCAATCGTTCTTCTACTGTCTCGTAATCGTCTAAGTTAAACATTTTTGCCCCTTTTTTGTATTTGTTTCATTCGCTTTATTAAAAGTTTCTTTCCCTTTTCTGGACCGAGACTTTTATAGTACATAAGTCCATCTGCTAATTGTCGATCTTTCTCATCTAACAACAAATACCAAGCAATTTCATTTGCTTTTAAGTGATCAAAAGGATTAAACATATTTTTCATCCTGTTCCGTTGATAATTCGCAAGCTAGTGCAAGGTAAGCACACGCGTCGATATAGGAGTCAATGTGATCTGCTGTTTCTTGTAATCTGGCAAGTTTAACTTCGACCATTGCCAGACATGCTTGATGGTCTGAGATTGGTACTTCGAGCATTTGCTGGAGTCGTAATGCGATTCGAGTCTGATTGATACGAGGATGACCATATATTCGTCCTCGGTCTCCAATGATGTCAGTAGCTGATAATAGGACTTCACTTGCTTTCACACTCGCACCCTTTCTTTTGTCTCGTAGTAATCTCTGACTGCCTTGCGGCCTTTTAGATAACCTACGCGAATGCCGACAATACGGCCTAGATGAAAATATAGTGCTGATAAGACAATCATTGCAAGAAGATCGCCTAATGATGGATCGAACATGTTGAGCCTTTCTTTGGATGCCCTTCATCCGTGGCTCTACTGTCTCATGCCCTAAGGGGGAAAATTCAGAGATTGAGATAACGAAATGGTAACGATTCTGCGTCGTCGATGTGATCATCAATGTCTCTGTCTAGCTCGTTATCTAGGTCGTCCATACCGCTTGCCTGAGACTACAAATGTCCCATCCTTCTCAATGTAAATGAGATCAACTTGCACATTCTTGCCCTCGACATACATGATAGCAAATGCCGATTGCCAGTTTGCAGACCCTTTCGTGTAACTGGCCTTGCTAAAATCCATGAGATTGCCTACCTCGACGCCATGCAAAACACGCCCTATACGGCCTCCAGAGGCTTCTGAGAAGGACGATCTGCCTGCTCTGTGAGTATGACCTGAGATGACGCTCTTGCCGTGTCTACGAGCCGCCTCAAGGGCTGAGAGACCCCCTTGTGACTTGATAGGGGTATGGTCGCCATGAACTGCAATCCAGTTAGGCGCTATGTTGTAAGGCTTCTTATGAAAAGTGATTCCTAACTCATCAAGCTGCATAAACTTTTCAAACCTAAGTTCCGGCAATGACAGAAATGACGGGATCTTACGCATGATCTGTGTGTAAAGGCGATCCGTGTGATTGGATCGAATCATTTGTGTTACTTGTAGGTCGTAAAGTACCTGAACAGCCTCATCGCGATCATCTCCCAGAGTCTGCTCATAAGCTTCTGGCGTCCCTTCTGACCACTTGCTAATTGTGTTAAAATCAATCTCGTCACCAATTGTGACTACTTCATGCGGCTTAAACTTTGTTATAAAACTAGCTAGATTCTTGACTGCGTGTCTATCGTGGAAGGGAACCTGTAGGTCGCTCACTATGACAATGCGCTTCATTTAATCCTCGTCGTCGTCCTCGTAGGGTAGGGGATTCATACGGTCGGGGATCGAGGGCAAGATCCAATCGGGATAAGAATCCCTGTCGCTTATAATCGCTAGGCTAATATCGACTGCAAAGCCTGCCCGGCGTAAAGCCCGGTACATTTCATGCAGGCTTATAGCCCACGCGTCTAGTTGCGAGTAAGTATCTAGGTCGATTACTTTTTTTCTTGCCATGATCAAAATTATCGCTCTAGGAGTATGTTGTAGATCTCATCGACACGCGAGTTTAATCTCTTAATTTCAGAGAGTAGATGAGTAATGACATAACCTGCTAGACCACCAATTACTGCAAGGCTTGCAAAGTAAATTGTCATTAAGTCGGATACAGTCACTTCTTAGGGCTCGCGTATCCGAATACTCCAGCTACGATCGATCCAAGAATGGCGCGATAGTCCAGAGAGAAGTTAGATGTAGTCCCCCATACGGCCAAGAATGCTCCGACTGAGATTATTAATGGATGCTTCATGTTCATTTATTGTCCACCTATCATCGGGATATTGAACCAATTAGAGTCTTCATCGCCCTTGATAGTGAAGCTGATATGTGCGTGATGATTATGCTTATTGATCCCATCATAAGCACGCCAAGCCCAAGCCTTCTTAGATGAGGCGATCTTGCCGTCAAAGATGATGTAAGAGATTCTCTTATCGCCAGACTTTGCAGCGAGTCGAATCTGATCTACCAAGTCAGGCATGACATCGGGCTTCCGGCCTTTGCCGTTAAGGTCGCGGTCAACGTCGATGGCACGAACCCATCCTTGTACATCTGGATTATGATCAGACTTGCGAGCAGCGTGTCTTGTGTCACCGATCCAACCGTCCGAACTTCTATCTCGATCTGCGAATGCATCATCAATCTGCTGTCTAAGCTGAATGGCTGATTTGCTTAAGCGCGGCTTCACAGGTCTCACACTCCCATCGCTTTAGATCATTAAGAGTCAATTCTGCATGATCGCATGGTGCAGGCGCAATGAATGCATCATCAATAGGATCGTAGGTATAACCAATGCCTGCATAGTTATATCGAATCCTGTTGTTATAACTTGTGCGCTTGCATGTCTGGCCTCTGAAATTGCCATACCAAGTTTCAGGATCAAGTCCCTCTATTAGTTCTGTTTCATCGATGCCAACGATAACTTCTGTGACAATGCTCGAATCATCCAAGAATGCATAATGTGCCATTATATTGCCCAACTTACGTTGCCAGTTCCAGCAGTAATTGTTGTGACTTTATTTGATCCATCTGTTGCAGTCGATCCTGTAAGACCTGCGCCAATAGTAATTGTGTAGACAGCAGGATATCTAAGAACCGCAATTCCCGATCCACCAGCGCCACCAATTAAAGAAGCATCTCCAACGTTGGCAACAATGCTACTCGATGCACCGCCGCCACCGCCCCTGTTAGCTGTGCCAGCGTTACCTAATGGATTAGCAGCATTGCCGCCGCCGCCTGATCCACCAGAGCCCGGCGTCGGAGTCGCTCCCGATACGAAAGCACCGCCGGCGCCACCGCCGCCTGCATAAGTTACTGAAGATCCTGTAATAGATACTGCAACGCCCGAGCCGCCATTACCGCCTGCACCAGCGCCACCATTAGAACCAGCATTTAGAGCACCGCCACCGCCACCGGCCAAGAAAATTGTGCCATTATTTACGCCGTTGCCGCCTGCTCGCCCTTGGTTTGCAGTACCTGTACCGCCATCATTATCAGCGCCTGAACCATTTGCCCGACCGCCTCCGCCCGATCCACCAGCGCCATCTGCTTTGTTCATAGTGTTCTGAACTCCGGGGCCGCCGCCAGTTGAAGTAATAGTGCTAAAGACTGAATTAGATCCACCAGTAGAATTTGAAGTGCCTGAGATGCCACCAGCACCGCCGCCGCCAATTGTCACTGTGTAATTAGTCGATAAAGCAAGTGACAATGCGCTTTCAAGTGATCCGCCGCCGCCTGTTGCCGTAACTGTTGAGCGTAGACCACCAGCACCGCCGCCGCCGTAAAATGAAGACCCTCCACCGCCACCAGCAACTACCAGATAATCAATGGCAAGTGGAGGAGGTGGCGTTATGCCAAGAAAGGAGACTAGATTGTTAAGCATTATGCAATTGCTCCGACCACGTACCAAGTATCTGTGGCAGTTTTGATGCAAGCTGCTGACTTATATTGTGCAAGGGTAGGTGCGGCTGCGACTGTGCCGCCAGACAAGATTGTTGTAGTGCCAGAAGTCACCGCTGAAATCGTGCAAGTGCCAGCGCCGATATTGAGGATGTTAAGAACTGTGCCAATAGGGAATGCTACTGAAGCATTGGTAGGGATCTTATAAGCAATCGCCGTAGCCTTGTTCATGAGCTCTAATACCTGATAAGCATCGGCAATGACTGCCGTGTAATCGACTGTATTGGCTGCGCCGATAGTAAAGGCTACTAGGCCGTTATAGTCTGCGGCTGTAAAGATGTCGCCTGTTGTCGCTGGAAAGCCTTCTGCCATGATTTTCTCCTAGTATCCCATTATGGATTGTCCGATTATACCGTAGGTACTGCTCCCGACAATCAGGCCTTCGCAAATCGGCTCAAGTGTCGTGACCGTGCATTTCATACTGTTAGGGGTTATGTCCCATGCCAAGCCCTGCACCTGCAAGGTCTTAATGATTGTACTAGAATCTGGCTGGACGTTAGTGATCTTGACGTTATCAAAATAATCTAGGCCAATCATTGTGTCGGTCGGTACTGCTGTATCCAGTAGATCAACAGTCATAGCATCAATGCGGATGGTTGTCTCAGCTCTAGTTGCTACATATATCTTGGCGATGTCTAAGACTTGAGCATCTGTCTCAGGGATCATTTCGGTTACTGTCATGCCATGAGGGAAATACTTAGCCGATGAGGTTGCATTTGTTGCAGTCTGAGCTGATCCACCGACGCGTGTCATGCTGGATTGGTTCACAATAAGTTTATCGTCAAAGGCGTAGCGAAGATCAGAATAAGGAATGCCTGTAGTCTGATTAAACTCGATCGGCGTAGTCGCTAAAGATCCAACCACATCGGTGCGATCCTTAAATTCCGCTGTGCCGTCTGTGCGGATAAAGAATGCGCCCTGCTCTGCGAACTCTGCCGCCTTGAGGGCTGCAAGGGATGTGCGAGCCGTTCCGGGGTCCGCTTGGACTGTTGTCGATCCTGTGTCCGTAATTCTCATCGATGTAGGGAATGAGACTTGATC